ATCGAATTATGACTGACTTCCGTCAGTCAATTGCTACCGCTCGCATATGTCACGATAACATACGCAGGGCGACTAGACTTTGTTTACCGTGGTGAAGCCACCACACTGCGCCCCAGATCTGTGCTTCATAGCTACAGATTAGGGGCGCAAATTTCGTCAGATTTTAACCAGGCTGACGGCCTATCACATCCACCGGCGACCGTCTACATGTAGACCGGCCGGCTTGAGAACACCAAATTACCACCACAGCGCTTGCTTGTGGCAGCTGCATCAGCATATGACATCGGATTCACGATCACATTACCAGATCGTGATGGTCCGAAGCACTGCGTTCTCACATCATTGTGTGCAGGTGTCTGCATTAATGCGAGAATGATGCGTAGATCATTTGTGTTCAACATCTTTTCGAGGAGACTTATTATAGGCGACGATGAAAGCAACCCCTCGACTGGTTCCATCTTATATACTGCCTGCAACGAAATGCCTCCGCTCACTTGAACTACCGGCCTTTCGATTAAACGCAAATTGTTGACAGGTTCACGGATGCCAAATGCTGTTAGACTCTTTGCATAACTTGCTTCTAACATCATAGACTTAACATCCGCACCTGTCAACATAATTGCAGCTCTCTCGATTGGTTTAATAATCTTGCTGAGGTATGCACCTGTTGCCTGTGAAGCTAGACCCAACAGGTTAAGCTTCTCCTTTTTCACGCCTCCCACTAAAGAATACTCACGGCGTAAACCATCCTTAGTGAAACACGGGCCGTTATCTAGTGCGACCACACCACTTAGTAAATTTTCCACCATACGGCGTGAGAACTTAGTCCTCTGGTGTACTCCTTCTACACTGAATATATACATATCAGGACATCTGCTCCTGTTAATAAGACTCCTAGAATTAGTTATAGCGTTCATCAATTTCTCAGAAACGCCTAAAGGTGTACTATTCGTCCACGAGCCACTTATTGCACTGCTGATTGCTCGGCACAGATAACCGTGTACATCATCGGGAGTCACACACATACGTAAAAACTCTTGTGAAACCGCGCCTACGCTTTGCTTCATTGGGTTCATACGTAACTTCCTCGATTTAATGCCACTAAGTAATGTTTGGACATCACCGTAATCGCGCAATCGTGCTACTACATCATCACCTGTGTGCATCGAATCAAACTTGTTCCACCCATCTGGCCAAGCCAAACGAATGTAAGTCGCATTCAACATACTGTTGATGAAGCTCGTGCCCCGGTGGCCTGAGCTTAACACTCCTTTCAATTTACCGAGTATTTCACCGCCTACGATGCAAATCTGGTTATCGAAACTATTCACCAGCCTCTCACGTAGTTCGACTGGGTACTTGACGTAATCACAGAGTTCGTCGAACAACACTTTCTGTGCGAGTAGAGTGTGTTGCGTATCGAACGAATCGAAATCAAGCATCACATTCACACCGCCACGCAGTGCAGTTACGCGATCAGAAATACCACTGTTACCCTCTTTACCAGGGTCAAGTAATATCCTCTTGTTACGCCACGCTTTCTCAACCGGACGAAGAAGGTGGTTGAACGCAACATACGATGCTGTGTCTATTGTTACCAACAAACGCGTTTTGCCATGTTCAAATTTCTTCGCTGAAGTGCTGTATACGTGCGAATCCCAATCATCCATCGGATTTGCAGTCCAATTTTCAACTGCAACACGACGATGGATCTGGCCTTTCACACCGATTGTATACTGTGGGCGATTACGTTCAAGAGCACGGCTGTGACTTCCATTCACACACCACTCCCAACGTCGATCCCAGTATTCTGCGGGTGGTACATAGCGGTAGTTAGGTAGGTCAAGCTCTTCAATGAGCAACTGGCGTATCGTTGAACGCAGTTCAGCTTCACTAAAAGTATTGACAACTAGCTTTGCACACCTCTCTGGTATAACACGCTCGAGACACTCGTCACGCATGTCGACATCGCCGACTCCACGGCCCTGCAACGTCTGGCCCTCGACCAACATTGAACCTAAGTCTGTGCAATTAACGCCCAGAGCTTTGATTACTGTTGAGAAGGCCTTGCAACCACCTGGATCGTGTATCATCCGCACTGCGATCTCGATACCACGATCACCGAGCACGCGTTGGAGAGCATATGCATGCATAATACACGCAGCAGCTTGATCATTCATCAAACCAATGAATGCATATGAATATGCGTTCAATTGTTCAAGAAATGAATTACGGCCGCGTCGCTTTAATGCACGCTGAACATCACTCATCCATATGTTTGCTTTCAACTTAGCTTCGGTGAAGGATTTCGCAGGCCATATTTTGGCACAATCCAAGTCAACGTCAAGAAAATTGAACGCATGTTTGTTACTATTATTGTTACTATTATTACTAAGCCCGCGGAGTTGCTTAGATTTCTGCTCTATTTCATCTAGACTGATGAGAGCTACATCAGCTAGTCTTAAAATTATCAATTGGTCTACTTCGATTTGGGTCGGTATCTCACAAAAGAGCATACTCAAACCAATCATCGTAAATATACTGTGTATACCACCGATGGTTTTACTGAAATTCATTAATGCGTTATTGTATCTACTAACTTGACTGTACATAATAGTCAACTGCTCACTGTAGTTGCTATTCCAGTCAGTATTTGTATATTCACAAGCCGCACTGTACAAAAATTCACCGATACGCCCAAGTTCTACAGAACGAACTTGTGCACGGTCAAAATCCATACTTAAGGAGGGAATGGCACGGGCGCACCACCAGTAGCACTGGTCTGCAGCCCGGCCATTCCAAATGAGTCGGTTTCGCTAGGTGCAAAACCAAGACCTTGTTCGGTTGTCATACCGTCAGCACGTGCGGTAGTTCCTTGGCGCACAGTACCGTCATGTATGCCAGATGAGAAGTTTCTATTATTGGTAGGGCCACCTCCGCCGCCACCCGTAGGACCGTCACCGCGTGAGGGTGTGAATGAAGCTGAACTTGTCCTAGTGAAGTTCAACGGTGTTCCAGTGGCTTCAGAGCCAGGGTATGAGCCGTCAGGGTGGCCAATGTTACTCCAATCTAAACCACTTGGTTCAGTCGTACTTGACAGGTTGTGCGATATGTTGTCAATAATCATGTTATTGACTTCCATCGCTACGCCCAGTTCATTACGAGTGCCAGTGATATGTTGTGAAATCGCGTTTGAGGTGATACGCTGATTCACGGGTCGGAGGGGTGTGTTGACAATGACATGGGGTATTGTTGAACCTGCGTGAGGTATGGGCAACAATACACCTGTCATGTTCTCATCAGCACGCTGGAGCGTGTTGTCAACATTGATGAGGACAGTGTTTTCTGGCGCACGCAGCATTGGCTCAGTGAAACTGACCGATGGCATCATCGGACACGAATCAAAATAGCCACGCATGCGGCGTGTCGCGTTACCGAGAGAAATGTGGGCCAGCGTGCGCTGATGACGTCTCTGGCGTGTCCACGCATGCACAGCATCATCGGCTATGCGTTCAGGTGAACATGCCATTACGGAGACAACGCCGCCGACCATTTCTTCGGTCAAATGCAAGGAAGTAGGGGTGTACGAGCCCTCATCATCATCATATGTGAGTTTCGCACACTTCAATAACATAGCCTTGCCTATGTAATTCATCTCAGCTGGGTGGTATATGGGCGACTGGCCGCGTTTCCACACCCACTCAGCCATCGATTCACGGGCTGTGAGACTGCCCTCCGCACCAGCCCCGCCACCCTTACCACAAATATTATTTGGGTCGAGTTGCAGGGGTATGATGTTAGCGAGGCCATCTGTAGCGCGGCATGAAAGATGCAGCATATATCCACTTGTTCGAGGACAACGCATACCGACAATCAAACACGTCGTGAGTGCAGTTGTATGACCAACTTGCACACTCTCGAACGTGTTCATGTGATGTGGATCACGCACACCACAGATAGGGCCGAAACCGGCGCGTGTGGCTGCAGAATCCATGCGATCCTTGAACAGTGAGGTTGGTTCAATCCAGAACCACGGTGCTACAGTTACATGGCGAAAATGTTTGCGTTCCGCCGAACTTGTGCACAGTGTTTCACACATTGTACCGAGCATGAGCCCACCACGGCTCTTAGAATCGTTTACCATAAATATGCGTGCCAAGACGGTCGCATAATTTGAGGTAAACTCATGGTGGTTGATTGCTATTTGGGTGCGGATATTTGCTTCATCGCCCGCATCAGCGTCAAGATACGCATCCGTTCCTCGCGCACCGTGTTCAGTACTAGTGAACCACTGTGGATAAGAACGACCATCGATCGTGACTACTGGTGCAGCGACTGCAACCGCGCCCGCTGTAAGAAGGGCGATATTATCAACCCAAGTACAAATGCTGGCGGTATTGCGTTCGTGCGGCACGGGCAAGCCCATGTACGCACCAAACGCGGGGTTATACACACCACCGTAACTTGGCCTGAAATCCATTGTGCGGAGTATATCACGCACAATGCCGCCCTCATCACTGTGGGAAACCACCGAAACGACTCGATGGATTCCGGCTGTCAACGCAACAGCAGCAAGTTCACCGTCATCACATACGCTGTAGATCGACATTAACATCCTTAGAGCGGATATACATGCAGACGCAAGGTTAATGCCTTGTGCCTCCGTATATACGGGACAATTATTGCCGTCCACTGTAACGTAATCAGTGACAACGTGACTGCCTGTGCCATTGGCTGCAGCAGCTAAAGCTGAAAATACCGCTGTAGTAACAAGACTATCCGTACAGCGTGGTATGAACACACATGTAGGATTTGCTTGTACAGGCTCAACTACGACGTTCAGAGAACGGACATCGCAAGTGTAGCCGCGGCGCATTTCAGCGCAGGTAAGAGTTTGAGTATTGTTGAATTTTGCAACACTGGCTGCCAACAAACATATCATGCCAGTAAAATCGAAGTGCGTCCACTCACCTGTGAAGTGAGATATGCGTGACGCAACCCCTTTTAGACCGACCGTCAATACGGTGTTGAATTGTGAAGCAATTCCAAACTTTAGAGAAGGATCGTCCAGCCTACGATAGATGGTCTCACATTCACCGCTGCGCGTGCCGATTTCATAGAAGACTGTCTTATTCGACAGTTCTTGAACATCATTGCGGCGCAATGCAGTGCAGATGAGACCAGCGTAGCGCCGGAACAGTATCTTTCTACCCGAATGAGTACTTGATGAGCTCGAAGACGAACTCAAGGATGTACTGGTTTTGCCGGCTTTGCCTGGTTGGTTGATTTCACCTGAACGGTCGTTGTGAACAACGCCCGCTAGATGACAACCAATAGTGAGGCTGGAGCCTGCTGTCGGAATAGCAGATCTGGAGATATTAGAAGTAGGTAGAGAATTAGGAATTTGGGAGGAACCACCACCAGGTGAAGGTAGGTAATGGTTATTGGGTCGCTGACCACTCATGAAATGCTCACTTGTAGTCAACGGAGAAGCCGCTAAACTCCTTACCCTATACAAGCCCCCAAATCAATTGCCCTAGTTATGGTTTGTAAAGAACGCAGTACCTAACATTACAGAAGAACCCCCATGAATTTTACTCCATGTGGAAAACGAACAGAGTGATCAACTCTTGTGTAGGATCTTACCAGCGTTACCTTAAACCCTAGAGCATATGC